AGCTCCGGCTGCACCAGCTAAGCCGGCTACACCGAAGAAAAAGTAACAGACGCTAAGTCTGACTCATATTCGGAATCTTCATTGTCAAGGGCGAGCAAAAACTCGCCCTTTTCGTCGAAGTAAAGTTTAAGCACAGTACAGAGGTAGCGCAGCATATCGGCATCGTGCGAGTTGGTGTCGTGTTCCGCGCCAACATAGTCGCCGGTCTTTGGGTTGTACTTCTTCTTGTAGAGGCGAATCTTGCGGTCAAAATCGCCAGTCATGGCTTTATTTATCAAAAGCTTTGGTAGCCACTGTTCGACGTACCCGATACCGACCATTATGCCCTGACGCTTCAGTGTCGAGGCGTTGGTGATGCCTTCCTCAGCTAGAGTCTGTAGACGGCTCTGACCATCATTCAGGCTGGCTACCGTGCCGTCATGCGGCAGGAAGTGCCACGCATAGACGTAGGGCTTTGATTTCAGCTCGATAGCCATAGCCTTGATATTTGAGCCGTTTTTGCTAATACGGTCGATCAGGCGCGGTCTGCCCTTGAACATTTGGAAGAAGCCAACGACCATAGCATCGGATTTACCCAAGTCCCAAGCAGTAAAAACAGGGTAGTTCTTGTTATAGCCGAACGCACCGATTGAGCCGTTTTCGTCTTTTTTGCTCATAATTCCACCGAAATAGCTTGAGCTTGATGACTGACCCCAATCGAGCATCATTTCCTGTTTGAACTTGAAGTCGTTGCCATTACGCAAGATGTAGCCCTGACGGACTTTTTCGAGCTGAACAGCGGTCATATAGTGAGTAGCGTCAATGTAACAGGTATACTTGTCGTCTTCCTCTTTGAAGCGGAAGTGCATGCGGCGCATGGTCTCACCGTTGATACCGTCGATTTTCGGCGTACCCATGTAAACCATCTTGCCGCCGTTGGCTTCGATGATCGGAGCGACGACGTTCACAGCCTCGATGTACTGGTCGGCAAACTCGTCAAAGACGTACTTCTTGCCGTTCGCGCCACGCAGCGCTTCCGTGTTGCTAGCACCGACGCAGAGCAGCACTGAGCCGTTTATCAGCTCGATACGCATGTCGTCCTCGGTATTGCCGGCTCGTTTTATAAGCGATTGGGGTATGTGTTCAAGCGTTTTGAAGCCGTCATTTTCAATATTATTCCAAAAGTTTCGGAAGCCCATCTTTGCAGTAGGGTAAACAAGGACGATGGTTTGGACTTCTTTGACCAAATCTGGCACGATACATTCGCTGAAAACAGTGGTCGTTTTGCCGCCACGTCGGGCGATAATCAAAAGCAATTCCACTATGAGTGGGTTGTTCCAAGCGGCAACAATGTCGTCTTGGTAGGGTCGGAGGGGCAATCGGTGAAATGGTATTTGCATAATGCTTGTTGACTTAATACTCCTTGTGGTATTCTTATGATAACAGAACAGGCGAGTCACAACATTAATTATTGAAATTGGAGGGATACCTTTATGGCATCTGTTTATGGATTCAAAACCAGTTCAATTCTTGACAAGCCCCTAGAGGTCGCCTCTTATGTGGCTCGTCACTTGAACGCCAACGGTGTTGACTTTACGTCTGCATCAACTGTTCGCTTGCTGAACTACGACATTAGTGGTGGTTCGTTGGGTACTTACGACGAAACAGCAACTTCACAAACTGTAACCCTTGCTGAAACTGGCAACCAAGACCTTACTCTTGCTTACAACAAGTACAAGTTCTTGCGTATTCAGGATACTCTCGATCAGGACACCCCTATCGCAAGTATTGCTAGCAAGTTCGCTCGTTCATGGGTCTACGAGAAGTTTATCCCTGATTTTGACGCTTACGCTTTGGCGAAAATCGTCGCGGCTCGCCCAGCTGCTAACAAAATCACTTGGGACAGCTCAACTGGTAACATCAAACTAAGCTTCTTCAACACTGTCTCAGCTGTTAAAAAGCGCGGTGGTACTCCGGGCAGCATGATTGCCTTCATTCCATTCGCCTTCAGCGACACGTTGAAAGCACTTGTTCTTGCCTTCGATGGTTCGAACATGGGCTACGAAGCTGGTAAGAACGGTGTTGTTGGTCAGGTTGGCGGTGTCGCAGTTGTTGAAACTGATGACTCTTACTTCCCAGCCACTTACATCGACGCAGTTGTCGTTGACAAGCGTGCTGTTATCCGCGTTACTCCTAAGATGGATCCTGCCACTGGTAAAGGCATGAAACTCATCAAGGACGTACCGGGACACGGTGGTTCTGAGCTTCAGCTCCGCGCTCGTGGTGACGTATATGTCTTCGGTCTAAAAGCCAAAGCCATTGCTACCCTAGAACGCACCAACTCCTAATCCGAGTTGAAAAGCATAAGAGCGGTATTCATTTACCGCTCTTTTTGTTGTATGATTAAGCTATGCAATCATTACTATATGTAAAAGGGTCAGACGGAACAGCAAACGCCAGTCAAATGACGGTGACGACTCTTCGTAACGCTCTTGCCACCACTATCCTAGTAAACACCGTCGCCGGCGCTCCTGCTGGCGGTTTTTTTGGCAGCATGGGTACGCCTCACACCTTCACAGACCCTCAGACTGGTGAAACGATCACGATTATTTCCGATGCTACAGCGGTAGATTTCGCTGGTCACATCACTGCTGGCAATGTGATTATTGACGCAATCGCCCCCGGCTACACTGATTTGGGTAGCAAAGTGGGCGATATTATCGTTATCCGCCCTGTTACAGAGTGGGCTAACAACATTTTCAATGTGCTGAACCAGACTCTCGCTGACAACGGTGCAATTAAAACTGATGCAATCGCCAACTCTGGCATGTTCGCTGACCCGGTTGACCCTGTTCTGCGTATGTCTGAGCTGCTTTTCGATCACGTCGTTCCGGGCGGCGGTGTTTTAGCTGGCTTGGGCTATGGCACAACCCTAACCGCCTCATTGAGCGCCGGTACATGCTACATTAATGGCAATCGGCAACTAATCGCAGCGGTGGCAACTCGTACTTATACCGCTAGTAAGGATACCTATGTTGACGCTCTCTATAACGCTGGCGGCACAGTTACTATTGTTTACACTGAAACGACGAATAATGCAGGAGCGCCAGCGCTAGCCGCAAACTCAATTCGTCTCGGTATTGTGGTCTCTGG